CGGACGGCCCCAAAAAACAAAAAAGGACTCCATTGGAGTCCTTTTTTTATTAATTAGCGTTTGCCTTTTAGAATGATGGAGTAAATCCAGTAGAGTTTGAAGCAAGTTGACCGCCGGCTCTTGTGATTGTAATACGGTTGATGAACTTGTGAATACCTCTTGGGAAGTCAACAATAACATCGATGATACCTGCATTATTTTCAAGAACTTCAGTTCCGTTATTTGAATCATCGAATATTACGTCGAATGTTGAGATACCTCTAGCGTCTTGAACTGCCGTTAAGTAGTTCTTAACCAGAGTTTTAACTCTTAATCTAGTAGTAGTATCATTGAAGTCAAATAGGAAGTTCAATAAGATTCTTTCAATATCTCTTTCGATAGTTACTAGAGCTTCTCTTACGTGAATGTTATTCAACGCTGATCTAACTCTTTGGAATCCAGTGTTGTTTGAGAAAATCATAACACCGAAACCTCTACGTCTAACGATCAAGTTGAAACCTGCTGGTTCCAAGAAGTCTCTATCGCCATTAGTTAAGTCGTATTCAACTCCCGTAATTTCAGGCTCAGTGATTATACCTCTTTTTCCTGCTACGATTGAGAAAGTATTTCCACTAGAGTACTTTTTCATGTAAGTATTCGCAACGTATGCTGCTGGTGGAATTGATTTATTTCTACCACCTTCAAAGATTACTAAGTTAGGCATGAAATACGCAGTGTAAGATGCGATTGAAATACCATTTTTCTCTCCAGTTGCAAATCCAAATGTATAAGATGGATTAGTCGATAAGTTACCACCAGTTGAAATGAATTCAGCCGATACTAAATTAGTATTAGCATCAATAAAGCTTGGATCAATTGATCTTTCGTATTGTGCAAAAGATGGAGCATTTAGGATAGCTAGTGCTTTTCCGTGATTTGCTGCAAGTTGAGCAAGTTGCTGTTTAGAAGCGCTCCAAATTTGACCTTCATAAGAATCAATAATGTAACGATACTCTAGAGTTTCGTTATCAGCTAATGTAGAAGCAATATTAGTATCATTGAACATGTAGTCCAAGATAGTATTTTGACGGTCAGCTGTTCCATTAGGATACAATCCGCTTTCATCAACTTGCATTGCTGGTACATAGAATCCTCTAAGATCAGTTACGTAGTTTTTAATTCCTTTATAAACGCTAAGACCTGCATTTCCGCCTAATACTGCTGGCGCGATATCGATTCCTGTAATATTTGAATCAGCTGCGGTATCAACAGTTATTGTGTATTTTAGAGTTTTAGCAGGTAAGCTAGAAGGACCGTGGTTTACTGTAACCAATTGACTGTAAACTGATCTAATTTTTAATGCACGATTACGAATAACTTGGTCACCGTTTGCATCTTTCACAAGGCCGGCTTTAATCAATTGGCCAACCTTAAAGAATGAATCTACGAGATTTCTCTTAGTTGAATCGTATGTGTATCCGGCACTTACTGATTCTTTCTTAGCAACGTTTCCGTAAAGTGAAGGATTCAGAGTAAATACCACTTGATTTGGAGAAAAGAACTTATAGTTATTAGCTCCAGTAGTAATGAAGTAGTTAGAATCAGTCAAATCGAAATCTGCTTTAAATTGAGTAACGTTAGTTGATTTGATATTTAAGTAAGCTGGTGATGGACTAACAACACCGTCAGTTATATACTCAACGTCAACTTGGTTTTGAAATGCTGCATCTTGGTAAGCATAGAATTCAATGTACTTAATTTGACCAGTGCTTTGTGTTTTAACTAAGCCATCAGTTGATAAGTAAAGAGTAGTTGGTGTATCAGAAGGACCTGCTAAGTAGTGCAAAGTATCTCCAGTTTTAATGAAGCCGTTTGCCCATGCAGTGTAAAGTTTACTTCCAATAGTTGCAACAATGTACTTGTCTCCTGTTGGTAAATTAGAAGGACCTGAAAGTTTTTGAATCGTGTACGTTTCGCCAGCAGCATACGTTGAATTATAATCAACGCTGTCTAATGCAAAATAATATTCGTATCCAGCTGATTTTCTATAGCTCAATACATCAATTAGTGCAACTGGATCAACTGTGCTGATTCCGTTATCCACTGTGTAAAGTTGCTTAGTAACATCAGTTGTGTTAAGTTCATCAAATCCATAACCTACTAGATCAATTCTTTGTTCTGCACTAGGTTCAGTTGAACTACCGCTATCGAAGGTAGCATTAGTTAAGTCGATCATGTCAACTTTCTTGTAGTCAATTGCACAAAATACTCCAGACTGGCTGAATTTTCTATTGAATAGAGAGTCAATTGAAGCAGTCGCTCCAGTTAAATCTCTAAATTCGGGAATCATTGCTCCGATTGTACGATTTACTACTGATATTTCTCTCAATGAAAGAAAATCATTCATCTTTGCAAGTTCAATACCTGATGGATTAAAGAACTGTCCATAGATAGGATCCTTTGAAAGTCTAACGTAATCTGTCCAATCTCCTTCAACCACTACAATCTCAACGAAATAGTCTGACACGTAATCGTCTGGGTGTAAGAATTCCGGAATTTCTACCTTATCTCCTAGGAGATTGTAGTATTCCTTAACTTTAATATCGTATCCAGTAGTATCAGCTACTCTAACCCATGCAGTAACCGCTTTCTTAGAAAGATTAACTAAACTTAAAAGTTTGTTAGCATCTCTGTCTGCTGTTCCAGTTGCTGGGAAGGAGTCTCCTAACTGAATGTTTTTGTACTTGTTGACTGCATCAACATCAGCAAACCATAGTTTCTGAGTATTGTAGAATCGTGAAAGGCTATCTTGATAGAGATTAGCCGCCCAAGTTGAATTGTTTGATGCTGATTCAGTATTGAATGTTGTAAAGTATGCAACGTCTGTATCTGCAACCGGTAGAAGGTTCAAAGCGTAAACTGGGCCTTGTCTCAATGCTATTTCTATCGTTCTATGAAAGAAACTTCCATTCTTTTCTAGTTTAGAATCATTTTCTCCGTATACTGCGGTTAATGCACGTAAGTCATTAATTAGTACTACTGAGTTTATAGGTCCCTTTTTGCTGGTTCCTATTACGAGTCTTCCTGTCGATAAAGGTAAGCTGAGACTAGTGCTCTCGTCGATTTCGACCGTGTAGACACCGCTTGACTTGAATCGGTTCAGATTTAATTTTTCTGCCATCGCTTTTGCGTATTATTTTGAAGTTATTTATTTATCGCATTAAGTCCAAATTCGTACTTTTTGAATTTGGGCTAGTCGCTTCTATAGTTATTTATCAGCAACCCGCATAATAAACTTAAACTTTTTTCACTTTTGGGGTAAAAGATCTTGTAAAACTAACTAAATATGGCAAATACAGACAATTCCTGCGCAAAATTAGAAATTAATGACCTTTGGTCAGATCGTACCCAACCTAACTCGGACACGTTAGGTGACATCATGAACTTACAAGCCGATACTCAAAAAAATGTTTACGGCTATGACTTTAAAAACATGACTTTACGTGACCTAATGACATTTTGGCACATGAACAATCATGCAATGATTGATGAGATTCACGAAGCAACCGATGCACTAGGCGGAATCAAGGACGGAGACGGTAATGCCATCTGGAAAAGATGGAAAAAGGCACACGAGGGCTACTCGGATAAGAAATTCTCAGATTTATCACAAGAAGATCAACTTGAGTGCAAATTCGAGGTGATTGACATGCTACACTTCTTTATGAATTACGCAATTTCGATCGGAATGACTCCTCAGGAGATGTACAACATGTACATGTCTAAAAACGAAGAGAACCGAGCACGTCAACAGAATGGTTATTAATTGGTAAAATAGTAAAACATGATTGTAAGTACTGAATTTCACACGGAAGACTCAACGCTAGTCATTTCGTATTATAAACCTGATGGAACAATTGGATTCATGAAGAAACCGATTTTGCCACACGACCTGTATAACTGGAACCTAACTCCAACTCCTACTGAGAATCGTAACTGGGATGGAAAGTTTCTAAAAAAGGTTCAAGGTAAATGGTTGAGCCGGTTTAGACTTGAAGAATTGACCCAAACTAGGTTAGATCAAACCGAATTAGATTCAATTTATTCAGACGATAGCCCAAAAAAGTACTATCTGGATATTGAGATCCAGTTATTATCAACCGACTTTCCAGATCCAAATAAAGCAGCGATGCCAGTTAATTTAATAACGTTTGTGAATGAGGATAATATTTGTTTTGTAATGTCAACCATGAAGAACTTAGAGAATCCGGTAATTTCTCAAATGCAAGATGAAGTTAATGATTACTTTAAGGCTCACGGCCAAGACTTTACTCTCAAGTATCTGTTTTTTGAGACAGAGGAAGAGATGATGACAACCTTTTTTCACAAAGTGCTTCCTAAAATTCCATTCTTAACCGGTTGGAACGTAATCGGATTTGACTGGTTGTACTTAATCAATCGTTGTAAGAATTTAGGAATTGAGCCAATGGCCAAAATGTCATCTAAAACTTTGATCGGTAAAGCCAAAATGCCAGTTCACATGGGACTTCTGGATTACATGGAAGTTTTCATGAACACCAAGCCGTATAAGGTTGTTGAAAATTACAAGTTAGACTACATTGCAAACCTTGTGCTTGGAACCACTAAATTACACAGTGAATATGCAACAATGCTAGAAGCTCAGCAAGACGTTGAGAACTTCATTAAGTACAACATCATTGATACAATTCTTATTAAGTTAATAGAAGACAAGCTTGGTCTACTTGATGTAGCCTTTGCGATCTCTAAATTTGCAAGAGTCGATGTTTCTAAAGTATTCTCAGCCGTATTCATTACTGAAACTCTAATGTGTAGAGAATTCTTAGAGCGTGGTTTATACATGGCAAACGATCGAAGAGATCTTGAAGAAGATGCAACTTACGATGGTGCATACGTTGCAAAACCTGAACCTGGATATTATAAGTACGTATCATGTTTTGACTTTGCATCAATGTATCCAAACATTCAAATTCAGTTTAACATTTCGCCAGACGCGTATTTAGGAAAAAATAAACCTGATCAAGAACCAACTGAAGGTCAAGTACTAACGAAAAACAATACTCTATTTACTAAAAAGTTTGATTCAGCAGCCCGCACTATATTAACTCGTTTATATAACGGTCGTGTGGACACTAAGAATGAAATGAAAAAATTAGAAGAGCAACTAGATGCTAAATAAGTTTAAAAAAATACTACATAAAATTATGAACGGATACGATATAGAAACGCTGATAGCTGTAAAATCAAGTTTTCAAGCTAATAAATTTCAGTGGATAAAAACAAATGACCCAAATAAAATGGGTAAAATAGTCGAGGTTAGAGACGTTGTTCCTGGTCGAAATGGCAGATTACTTGCAATGTTGTCAGATGGCTCTCAGATTGATACTGACCTGGTTTCATCTAACTTAATGATGATAACTGATGGACAGGACCCATTGTCGTTTGCTGAAATTCAATCAATCAATTACATTCCGTCTCTGTCAGAAGAGGTCAAGGTGTCAGCCGATATTCCTACTGAATTTGTAGATGAGATCAAGTCACAAACAGTAACGGCTCAGCCTATTATTGGTGGACAGCCTGCTCAACTTGCACCAGAACCAGCAAAAATCCAGGTAGGCGTCGATCCAGGCGATCTATTCGGAATGTTTTCACTTGAGGACACTGACTTAAATTTGGCAGTTAGAGTTAAGTTACCTAGCAAAACTCTACTAAAGATGATGTACCAGAATTCAAAGAACAAGGAAGAGTTTTTGACAAAACTATCAAACTATATAAATAATAACGTAACAGTTGATGCTATCAAGAAAACCATGAAAAAGGCATTAGCTGGTGACACTAAAAAGAAGACAACTACTAATGAATAAGCCTGTAATCTCAAAAGAAACTAGTAAGCTCGGTAGATTTAACGTGTTAACCTTAACTAAGGACCAACATTCAAATCAATATTTAGCTGATGATCTTGAGTACATTTGCTTGATTCCATTTGAAAAGTCTTCCGAGAACTCAATCAAGTCAGTTTACGTACTAGATTACCTCAATCCAGTATCTGATTCTCAAACTGAATCCTTAATCATTGATACAGTCAATCCGGATCTTGATAAAACTCCTTACGATAGTGTATGCCGTGCTCTAATTGAAGAAGCCGGTTTGAATATTGACGAATTGGGACTTACCGAAAATAGCATTTACTATTTAGGTGACATTCAAATGAGTGCTCCAATGTCATACAAAATGCACTGCTATGGAATCGATATTACCAGTAAATCAGTTCTTGAATTCACAAGAAATTTGTCAAAGGATCATTTCACAAAGGACAGCTCATCCATTAAAAAGGTAGGCTTTCACCAAGTGGTAAATGGAGACTTTCCAGACTCAACTATCTTAGCCGGGTCATTTTTATTAGTTTCATACTTCAACTAAACCCAATTCAGTATCCTTTGTAAAAGATACTAAAGATTAATTTTTATACACATGGCAAAATCAACAATGGACGCATTCGCCAAGTTTAACGACTTGCTCGAAAAGAAAGTCAAATCTAAAATTGAGATCCGCGGATTCTCAGACATCGAAGAGTATATTCCAACTGGAAACTACTTATTAAACGCTCAAATGTCAGGCTCAGTATTCGGAGGTTATCCTAACACCAGAAGCATCGGTATTGCCGGAGATTCTGGAGCAGGTAAAACGTTCCTATGCTTGAATGCAGTTCGTGAGTTACAGAAAAAAGATTACATGGTAATTTACATTGACACAGAAGGTGCAATTGACTCTAGTGATTATGTTAAATTTGGAGTAGATCTAACCAAATTAAAATATTTGCGAATGGGTCTTATTAGCGAAGTTAAATTCTTCGTACATGACTTAATTGAAACAATTAAGGAAAATCCAGGACTTAAGCTTGCACTATTCGTAGATTCAGTAGGAATGCTTGACACTGATAAAAGTCAACGTGACATGGATGCAGGTAAAAACGCTGCAGATATGGGTCTTCGTGCAAAAGAGATGAGATCTCTTTTCAAATCATTAACCTTAGATCTTTCAAATTACAAAGTTCCATTCATCTTTACGAATCACACCTATGCTTCAATGGATCAATACACTCCAAAGGGTATGTCAGGTGGTGGAGGTCCAGAATTCTCTGCGTCAATCATTCTAATGTTGAGTAAAGGAACCTTAAGAGACGAGGCTAAAACCACTACTGGGATCATCGTTCGTTCCAAAACCAAAAAGAACCGTTTGGCAAGACCAATCGATATTGAGTTCCATATCTCTTTCCATAAAGGTATGAATCAGTTCGTTGGATTAGAACAGTACGTTAGCTGGGAAAATTGCGGAGTCGGTCGAGGTAATAAGTTGACAGAAAAAGAATTCTCTAAACTTAAACCTGATGAATCTGAACTATGCTCTAAATTTGAAGTTAACGGAGAGACCTTTTACTTCTTACCTAAAAAATTAGGTAAAACCTATATCGTTAGACATAATGGTGATGCTGTTCCAGTCAAGGAATTTTTCTCAGCACGACTTTTTACTAATGAGGTTCTGACTGAATTAGACGAAAAAGTAATCAAGCCAACCTTTAAGTTTCCAGAAACTCAGGATGGAATTGATAACATGGAAACCGAAGAATTAGAAGACTTAACTGATACAGATAATGACCTTTAAACTGAGCGCAGCCGCTCCTCTTAAATATTCTCTTGAAGCTCACATTGCCCTGCCGAACTATCCAACTCGGCAGGACTTTGTGTTCGATATTACTTCATACCTAATTAGAGTTTCCGAAAGTAAGTCCAGAAAATTGGACCCAGAGGATCTAAAATTTTCAACAAAAACTCTAAAATACGTTTTCAACGACAGGATGAACGATGATGAATTTCGTGATAACATAAAACTTATTATGAAAGACATGATAGAAGATGGTAGTTTGACAAAAGCTGGAGAAAATCTAGTAATTTCCCAAACTGAATTTTTAAAAATTTATACAATTTCGAATAACTAAAAAAATATGACGATAGACTTCAAAGAGAACATTGAGCTTCTCGAAAAAATAATCTTTAACTTTGTTTTGACTGATGACGATGGTGATGTCGTGATAAAGCCAAAGAACTATGATTCAATGGACAAGCGCGAAATCCTTCCGTTAGTTAAGGCTCATTATTTCAATGATGATACGTTACAGAGAGTCTATCGAGTTGCAAAAAAGTTCTTTGTTGAATATTCAAATCTCCCAACTCGAAACGAGCTTCGAGAGCTTTGTAATCTTTCAAACTTGGATATTCCAGAAGCAAAGTTCAATGCACTGTTTGCAGTTGATCTTTCTAGTTACAATTACGATTTTCTATTTAAGTACACAAAGGCTTTCATATTTTATAAGAATCTAAATGCGTCAGTAATTGACGTACTTTCCTATTTAAAAACAACCGAAATTAATCCGGAAAACGTTGAGCTAATCACTAATGAAGTTAGAGAAAAATTCAATGAGAAATTAAACGTATCATTCACGAATGCCGAGTCCGGTCTAGATTTCTTTAATCCAGTAGATCACGTTCAATTATCAAAGATCGGTAATCCAACTGGATTTAAGTTTTTCGATAAGACGTTAGGTGGAGGCTGGAACCCAAAAACTCTAGTTGTTTTTCAAGGTCGACCTAAAGTTGGTAAATCCATGGTACTTTCAAATATTGCTGGTAGAGCATTCGTTTCTGGCTGTAATGTTGGAATCGCAACTCTTGAATTATCTGACCGAAAGTACATGAAACGTCTAGGCTCTATGATTTTGGAAATTCCATTTAAGGATTACGACTCGATGCTAGATAATAGTCAAACCGCTGATGTTGCTGATAAAATGGTTAAGTTAAAGAAAACCGTTCCGACTCTTGGAGAACTAATTGTAAAAGAATTTCCTACTGGAACTGCTTCTGCTATTGATGTTGAAAACTACTTTCTAAAAGTTCAACAAAATACTGGAAAGAAATTCACAGTAATCGTTGTTGACTACATTAACTTGATGAGACCTATGAGAGAACAGGGAAACACTTACGAAAAGATCAAAGTTATTTCAGAGGAATTACGAGCAGTTGCAATTCGAAACGAATGGTGTATTATTACAGCAACTCAAATCAAACGAGATGCAGTAGACGATCAAGACTTAAGCATGTCAGACATTGCTGAATCTTTTGGCTTAGTACATACGGTAGATTCTCTATTTGGTTTAATTAGAGGCCCAATGGAGAAGCGTATGAAGATTAAGTTAATCGCGAATCGAGATGGCGGATACACCGAAAGTTTCAAAATGTACAGAATGAGTTATGAATTCGCTAAGCTTACCGAAGAAACTGATCCAGCTTCTGAATTCTATTCGGACGATGACGACACCCAGTCTCTAGAAAATCAAATGCGAACTCAATATAATACGGTTCATACAACGACACTACCTCCAAACTTAATTACAATGGAAGAGGCCATGAGTCGACCGGCTCCTCAATATAAATCGCCAAGCGATTACGATGACTTGCTAAATTCAATTTAAAAAAACACAAATAATGTGATACCTAGACAAAGCGATGACCGCTTAGATGATGACGATTTTAATTCGTTGAATTATCAAGAAGATGAAGACTTTCCATTTAACGGCGGAGATGATGACTTCCCAGAAGATCATCTGTTAACTGAAGAATACGACGATGACGAACTTGAAAGACGCAGGTCGGCCTATTCTGACCTAAAGAAAAACGACAAGATATTCAATAACACCTATAATCTTGGACTAGACACGTCCGATGATGAAGAGGAAGGTTCTCCAAGAGCCAGCAGTTCTGAGATAAAGCTAGATAGCGGATCTCCAGACTACCACATGTACGATCCGGAAAAGTTCTCAGAGAGTCTCGACCTTAAGATCGTTCAGCGAGACATATATGAATTCATCCAATCCAATTCAAAGGTGCAGGCTATCCTCGGAAATGAACCAGATAAAAAGAAATTCACTAAACCTGAAATCAATGAACTTTTTGAAATTCTAAATTTAGGTTTGTCGAACGGAGCAACCGGTAATGTATTCATAAATCCTATCCATGTCCTTGATTCAATCTCGTCATTAATAAACATGGAGTACAAAAAGATATTCGATCAGTTAACTTATGACAATAAGGAGATTTTATTGGTAGAATTAAACAATAAGTACGGATTCTTAGACAACACTGGCAAGAACTATAAAATATTCTAAATGAAACTCACTAACATTCGAAAAATAACGTTAGTCGGAGATCTTCATCTTGGTATAAAAAACAATTCAGTAGAATGGCTTCAAATACAAAAAGACTTTCTACTGGACTTTTTATTAAATAAGATTGATGAAGACTTTGACGAAGACCGAGACATCCTCTTTTTAGAAGGGGACATTTTCCATTCTAGAGAATCGATCAATGTCAGAATTCACGATGAGGCATTAACCATATTCAAAGCACTGTCTCAAAAGTTTAAGCGTGGAATCTACATAATCATTGGAAACCATGATGTGTATTACAAAGATCGAAACGCAGTTCACTCACTTAAGTCAATATCTCACATCGCTGACAACATTCATGTTTTTGAAAATCCTGAAATTCTAACGATTAACGGAACTCATAACTTTTTAATGTTACCTTGGGTTGAGGACGTTCGTCGAATAAATCAAATCATAACCGACCATCAAGATCTTTGCGAGTACATTGTATGTCATGCTGACATTAAAGGACTTCGTTTCAACAAATGGACAAAGGTCGAACATGGAATTGAAGTGGATATGCTAGGCTCTTACAAAAGAGTCTATGCTGGGCACATTCACCATCGTCAAGAATTCAAAAACGTTCTCTATACAGGTACTCCATATCAAATGGATCGTGGAGATCGAGATAATGTTAAAGGTTTTTATGAATTGACTCTTACTAAGGATTCAATTTCTGAAAGATTCATCGAGAATACTCAATCGCCGGTTTACAAGAAGTTCGATATTTACGAACTTTTAGAGATGCCAGTAGAACAAGTGGTCTCAAGTCTAAATAATGCTTTCGTTGACGTAATGATAAGCGTTAATTTCGTAAATAAATTTCCAGTTACGCGCTTCATTGAAGCGGTCTCTAAATCAACTCACCGAAAAATTGAATTCTTTACGTACGTTGATCAAGTCAAAGAAGAGACAACTGGGTCCGATTTTAATCCTGAAGATCAATTCAATGTAATTGATATTTTCAAGAGCTTTATTAAATCAAAGGACTATTCTCAAACGTTTAAGACTGACCTTGCCAGAAAGTTCGTTGAGATTCATAACATCATAAAACAAGAGGGATCACATGAGTAAAACACCAAAGATCTTAAATACCCTTTACGTAAAGCCAATCAACGATAAGGAGTTTGGAGTGTTTACTAATGCTCCACTGTATCGAGATTCAATCGTTGAATTTTGTGCATGGCTGCCAATAAGCCAGAGGATTCAGATCTTAATTGACAAGAATGACTCTAATTTAAGTCAACGGTTATTCGTTAACCCAGACGGAATTGAAAAGGAGAGGCAATTTGCCGCTAAGATAGCTGAACTTGATTTACAAGAAAGACTAGACAGAGGCCTAATAACTACTGAACAATTCAAAGCGATTCTACTCGAGGTTGCCAATCCGACCAAGCTATTAAGCGTGTCGTCTCACGCAATACTATTGGGATTCGGTTCTCTTTATCGTCGAAGCGAAATGCCTAATATTACTTGGGAATACGACAGTGATTCTAAGCTGTATAAGTTTTATACAACTCAAGACGTTGCTGCAAACCGTGAACTTACATACTTTTAATAATGAAGATACAAGAATTTTCTTTCAGAAACATCTGCTCATACGGCAATAAATTACAAACCTTTAAGTTTACAGATGAGCCTAGACTAATCCTAGTTCAAGGTAAAAATGGTAGTGGAAAATCCTCAATCTCGGATGCTTTGACCGTGTCAATATACGGTAAATCTGCAATTCGCAAGACCAAGGAAATCCCTAATCGAATCAATAAGAATGCATACACTCAGATAAAATTCGTTACTGGAAATGGTCAACTTATTGATATCGAAAGGGGCATCGAACCTAACTTTTCTAAACTCTCAATTGATGGAGTTGAGTACAATTTACCGGATAAAAGAAGAGTCGATGAATTTATTGAAGATGAATTGACTAAAATACCGTTTAATGTTTTCTCAAATACAATCAGCCTATCAGTTAATGATTTTAAAAGTTTTGTCAAACTTAGCCCAGCCGATAAACGCCAAATCATTGATAAGATTTTCGGCTTAGATATCGTTAATGATATGTCTAAAATTGCAAAGGAAGAGTCTAAAAAAATTAAGGGCGATATTCTACCACTTGAATCAGCTATTTCAAGTAATCAACGGCTTTTAGAATCATCAATTGCTCAACTTGAAGCCCTGAAGTCTGAAATAAAAACAAGCAATGATGCAAAAATTGCAGAATTAAACGAGTCTCTTGACCAATTAGCTAATGATAAAAAGTCAGCGCATACCAAAGCAAGCAGCTTTTCTGGTAAAATTTTGGAGTTTAGACAAAGCATTCGATCAGAACAGGAAAAATTAAGCACAGTTAGAGCGAATATTTCTGAAATTCAAAAGAAGCTAGACATTTACAATAAGAATAAGTGTCCACACTGCCTTTCTGACTTAACTGATGAAGTTCATTCTCAAATCAAAGATAAGCTTGTTTCAAAAAAGGCTGAACAAGAATCAGCGTTTCCTGAAATTTCTGAGAGGATCAAAGCTCATGAAAATTCTCTATCTTCCGTTGAGAATGAATCTAGTGAAGCAAAGGGAAAGTACTATCAAATCGAGGCTCAAATAACTGCAGTCAAGCGTGAAATCTCTGATCTAAGCAGACAGGGAAACCAAACATCCGATAAGCATTTGACCGAAGTCATTAATAATATAAAGTCAGAGATTCAAACTTCCAACTCAAGCCTATCTGAAAGGCAGGAAAAATTAAAAATTTCCCAAGAAATGGAAATGATCCTTTCGGATAACGGTATGAAGAAGATGCTAATGAGCCAAATCATTCCATTATTGAATAAAAAGATACTAAAGACTGCTAAAGTCCTAGAGTTTAAATTCGCATTCGAGTTTGATCTAGAGTTCAATCCAATAATAACTCATTTGGGCATGCAAGTTTCGCCAGACTCATTATCCGCTGGTGAGCAAAAGAAAATGAATCTAATCGTTTTGCTCTGCATATTAGAGCTAATTAAATTAAAGCACAACAAGGTGAATCTACTCTTCTTAGACGAAGTGTTTTCTTCGTTAGACGTTGACTCAATATTCAGAGTAGTCGACCTTTTGAAAACTTTTGCCAAAAAGTACAACATGACAGTTTTCGTGATTTCTCATGATCCTTTACCTGAAGAGTATTTTGATACCAAGATCCAGGTTGAAAATACTGATCATTTTTCTGACCTAACTGTCGTTTAGGCTAACCTTTTCTTATTTTCTTAGTATTATATTTGAATAACCTTATTTCCAAATTATGATTACATTTACAGGGCCAACTTTTGCACAAGCATATCAACATTCAATCGATTATCTATTGATGAACGGCATGGTTAACAATGCTAGAGGCACTACTAGCAAAGAATTACTTGATGTTGCAATAGTCGTTGAAGATCCGACTCAATGCCTATATGATAATGAGGTTAGAGGTTCTCAGCAGAAGTATATTGCTGCCGAATTTTTATGGTACTATGCTGGTCGAAACGATGTCGCCTTCATTTCAAAATGGGCAAAGTTCTGGGAAACCATTCAAAACCCAGATGGAACTGCAAATTCAGCATACGGCAACCTGATTTTTAATGAGAAGAATCAATACGGTCTTACTCAGTATCAATGGGCAATTCAAAGTTTAATGAATGACTCTAGTACAAGACAAGCGATTCTTCATTTTAATAAACCGTCTCACCAGTATTTGACTAATAAGGATTTTGTATGTACAATGTATGCAAATCTGCACATTCGTCAAAATAAGTTATACATGAGCGTCTACATGAGAAGTAATGATGCAATTTGGGGTACTCCAACCGATGTAGCCTTCTTTTGCTCTCTACAGATGCAAATTCATGCTCATTTAAAGGAAATTTATCCAGATCTTGAACTTGGTACCTATACTCATGTTGCAAATTCATATCATGTCTACGATAGACATTATGATCTAGCTCAAAGAATGCTTGTTTCCGATTTTATTCCAGTTGCGTTACCTTCGATAACTACTGATTTGATAGACATAGACGGTTCGTCAAGTCAAGATTTTAATATAGTATTTGCTGCATCTACTGGTCAGACTGATGAACTTGTACTATTTCAGCAAGATAACGATCTTTTGAAATGGATTTTCGAAAAAATAAAAGAGGATAAAAATGTCATTTAATTCAACTAGCGGACAGCGTCAACACTTAATCGATGTTACATACATCAAGATGGCCCAAACGTGGTCAGGTCTTTCTCATGCGATCCGTAAAAAGGTTGGAGCTCTAATCGTAAAAAACAACACGATCATTGCGGATGGCTATAATGGAACTCCTTCCGGTTTTGAAAATGAATGCGAAATTGCAATAAACCACGAGGACGGCTCATTCAAAGAATACCAAACTAAATGGTATGTTTTGCATGCAGAGTCAAATGCATTAGCAAAGGTTGCCAAATCAACACAAAGTAGTGACGGAGCTACTCTTTATATTACTTATTCTCCATGCACTGATTGTAGCAAATTAATTTTACAGGCAGGAATCAAGCGAGTTGTGTATTTAGAAGAATACCGAGATATCGCCGGCCTCGACTTCTTAAGAAGAGCTGGCGTTGAAGTTAAAAAAATCGACCCAGAAACACTATGATCGATTCATTAGAAAGAAAGCTTGAAATCGTTTTCGTAAGAGATCAAAAACAATTCATTCAAGCTTTTAATAAAAAGCAGAAGTGCGATTATTTACTAAATGTGAATAAAATAATAAAGGAAAAGTTCGATCACGAAATTCTTGTGCCTAACAAAATCCAAGCGTTCCTAATAAATTATGAAATTAAGAAATTAATTGACAAAGCGATTAATGTTAGGAATCGTAAATACAATCGAATAATCTACGTTAATGCTGGTCTCAGCGTTAGTAACATCAATAATACTGTCAAGTTTCTGAATACTGCATACGGAACAATTGAATTCGTTCCTAGCTTAATAGACGGAGATTTTGAAATTGGCGAACTTACTGGAGTAGAGACAATAAAAAAGGGGCATTAAGCCCCTTTTGAGTTTTATTAGATAAAGTTATGATTTAGATTTCTCAACCTTTCCTGAATAGATCAATGCATCTTCTGGTTTGTTTTGGTCATTAACCGCGACAATATCAAAATCTCCATCCTTATCCGCTTTTGGTGAAATTGCAATGATTGCACCAGATTTAATGCTAGGATTAGTTGATTTACTCACATTGAACGAAATCATTTCCTTGGTCGTGAATTCGCTATCGCTAGTTCCTTCAACTTCAAAAGATTTTCCGTCCGCTGTGATGTTGAGAGTATACGAACCGGGTTTCGCAGCAGTAGTCGGCTCCTCCTGCTTTGGAGCAGTTGCCAGGTCTTCCTCAGCTAACCATTGTTCAAATAACTTGATCATTCTCTAATTATGCGTTTTCGTCTTGATCATCGTCGTCTCCGATAGCATTATCGTCGTCGTCTTGGTTATCGTCCTCATCGCTTTCTTCTGTGCAAAGTTTCTTAACTGCTGCGCATACTAGATCGCAAATGTCTTCTTTTGACATTTCCATCTTTTCAGCGATGTCTTCAATGACGTCATTAAGATCATCTCCGAAATCTTCCATTAAAGCGGCTAATTGCTCTTCGTCAATTACTGGTTCGTCAGACGGCATATCGTCATCGTTTGCTGGCATTTCATCGTTTGCTGGCATTTCTTCTTCAGCCTCAGCGAACATGTTAAAGTCTTCGTTAACGAATTGTTCAAAGCGAAGGATTTTTCCTTCTTCTACAGCGTCAACTGCTGCCATTGTTGGTTTTGCGTACATTGGGTCAAATTGTTTTTTCTTTGCCGTTCTTGAAATTAGGTCACGAGTTACCGCTTTCCAGGTTTGGTCATAATTATGGTTGAATTTTCCACCTTCAAAATCAGCATTTCTGTCAATTACTCGCTGGTAGCCTTTCAATGTTTCTCTTTTTGATGTATCAAAGTCTTCCTTTGATTTTGGACCTCCGAAACTAGGTTTCTTAAGATCCATGTAATCATCCATTGAAGGATTACGTCTGTCTTTAGTGTTGAACATGTCCATACAGTTAGATGATTATTTTTATTGTCCAATTCTTGATTCAGTGTAAGAATCAGCTGTGAATTGTGCAGTTAATTTATAGATACCTTCACTTGTGTAATCGAGAACGGTTTCTGTCATTTTGTTTGGTCCAATAAATACTGGCGAGAACATGAAATCTCTAAAGATTAAACCTGCTCGGTTAAACTGAGTTACTTGAATGCTTGCATCCGCGTAGTCAGTTTTTAGCCCTTGACGACCAGTTAATGGATTATAGATTAAATCAGCCCATGCTCTTAGTGCGTTGTAGATGTACATATCATTAGCGTTATTCAAGTTGACCTCAAAGTCAATTGTGAACTGATGATACGTTTGTGCTGGTTTTGCCGGTGCGTAAGTTCTTTGTGAGAATTTATAGTTTTGAATAACTACTGCTGATCCTGAACCTGCGTATTCCGGTAAGCTAGTTACTTTCAATACGTGCTCAAGCATTAGATTATTACCGAAACCGATTTTGCCAGACACTGCAGGCGGTGGGGTAATGATAACCTCGAACTGGTTAAGGTAAATAGGTTCAAACTTACCTGGACCTGCTGTTGAATTTTTAAAATGTGGTAGACCTGCCATCTTATGTCTTTATTTTTTAGTTATTTATTCTGAGCCTGATCCACTTGTTTATCAGAAGCCTTTTCTTTTTGATCAGGTTCTCTAGCGCTCAGCTCTTTCTGTATTTGCTTTTGGATTGACTTGATTTCAGAAGTAGACTTACTACCTAGTGTTATGTTAGTTGCCTTAATAACGTCGGCTAAATCAAGTTCAGGCTTTTCTTTTGAGTATACTGTATTAACTTCAGGGGTAAAACTTAGTTCAATAGACGGAAGTATCTGAGCAAGCAAATTTCCACCAAATCTAAATTCCTTTTCATTAAATTCGTCAAACTCCATTTTGAATTTGCTTCCGAATGCTCCAGCCATTGTGATTTCTGCCCAGATTTTAGGCTTATTATCAATTTGTTCTCCAGCTGCCTGTTTGGTTAAGTTATTTGATATTTTATAAAGAAACTTAACTCCTCCCGAATAGGCGCCTCGTTCTTGTTGGCCTTCGATAAATCTTAACTTATCTCCGCGAACCACTACCGTGTAAGCATATTCTCCAGAGACATCCGATTTAGGTTCCTCAGTCTTCACCTCAGAGTCATCATTCTCCTTGGGCTTATTATCTATCACAGCTGGCGGTTGGGGTTTATTGTACTTAACCAGGGCACCTCCAGAAGAGCCTTGACCTAGTTGTTTAGAATCAGCTGGCCCTGCAGGCAGGGATTTTTGAGTAGAGTCGCTAGCTTCTTCGCCAGAACCTAATGCCTTTTGGGCAGCTGGTCCTGCAGGAAGAGCTTTTTGAGTAGAGTCATCGTCCTCTTCTTCTCCCGACCTCAATGCTTTTGGAGAGTTAGGACCTGGAGGTAGTGCTGCCTCATTCTTAGCAGGTTCTTCTTTTTTCTTGTCCTTATCGGCCATTGCTATCCGTGCATCAATTATCTTATCAATTTCAACGATTAGTTCATTTAGAAGAGACCCGGATGTGTATTTAACATACTGTGGAGCACCGTATGCTGAACTGTACTTTAAGTCAGGATACACGTCAGTTTCATGAATCTCAATCGATTGCTTGTTCTGATCCCATAGAGGCTGCTGCCCTTTTCCAGGATTTTTCCAAGTGATTGCGAAACTGATTATTGATTCTGCTATTACGCCTTGTTCTGCCAATTCTTATCCAATTTCTTTTTCTCCCTGGAATTCTTTTCCACGGTTAGATTTCTTTCGAGTTGGGTCAACCGGCTTGTAGTTAGCCCAAATTTCATTGTAAATTCTGCAAGAAGCCCCCATGAAATTAACGATTCCAACGTACTTCTTACGGTCTTCTCCCTTCATTTTAGAGATTTTCTTTCCAATGCTTCGCGCATCATCCAAGTCCAATTCCTCATCATCCGTCTTACCGACTAGATCTTTAAGAGAATTTTCCTGAACTACATAAGCTTGAAAGGATTGAACCTTATGCTTGTTTTGATCTTTCATTTCAGGATCGCTTTTTTATTACTTAGGCATTTTAGCCATACTCGGCTCAACTTTCTTGTTGATAGCCTTTCCTTTGATAACTAATTTAGCCATCTTAGGTTCAACTTCTTTCTTAATTGCACTACCTTTAGTAGTAGGTAACTTAGAAGTCTTTTCGTCAACTGTTTTGTTGATTGATTTACCTTTACCTTTAGGCAGACCAGCCATTTCAGGTTTAACTGATTTGCTGATTGCTTTACCGTTTCCTTTAGGAAGATCGGAAGTTTTAGTGTCTACTGACTTGTTAGACTTAGAACCTTTACCTGTAGGCAGGTCAGCCATTTGTTGATCAATTGACTTCTTTTCAAGAAGGAATTCGCCGTAGCTTAGAACTGATTTGCTCATTGTGTTTTATTATTTTATGGTGTCTTTAGGAATATTATTTATTTGAGCTCGAATCATAAAAACAAAAAAAAGGCTCTCCAATGGAGAGCCTTTTATTATTGTCCTATTTCGTTGTTACGATTAGTAAGAAGCAGAAGGACGAGTTGAACCAGTCAATACTCCTAGGCCAGTTACTTCCATAGTGATGTATTGAGTTTCAGGATGCCATCCAGCCTCAGTGATTGCATAACGAGACTTCATACCGATCTTAGGAGAGAAAGTTCCCTCTGCGATAGTTTGAAGAGACTCAGCCATGATGTAAGGTAAGAATTTAACACCTGGTTCTTCGTCAGCACCTTTACGTCCGATGTGGATACGGTTATCGCTGAAAGACAAGTTAGGATCTACGTAGATGGTTAAACCATGTACTTTACCTGCAGGATACAATTGACCTGGAGTAGAAGGTAGATCGTTGTTGAATGGAGCGAAAGAGTAACCAGCAACATCAGCAAGAGCAGATGCAACACGACCGTTAGTTACGATGTAAGTACCAGCTCCGAAACGACCTCTATGATAGATCAAGTTAGCCATTTCAAGAATTTTGGTTACAACGCGACGTTGTAGTGTTGAGATGTTCTCGAAACCAGTTGAACCTACAGTTAGGTCAAGGTTACAGATGTTAGCACCTTCAACCGCTTCAAGAGCAGTTTTGTGTGTTTTACCTAGAGTTAATACTCTGTCAACCAATTTCTTGTTGATAGATTGAGCAAGTTCGTTAACTGCTACGTTTTCCAACATAGAGATTACGTCAAAATTCCAAACTCTGTTAAGATCTTGGATTTGCTCAACTGTTGCAGAGATAGCAACTTGGTCGCCTTTAGCTTCGATGAACTTAGTGAACATACGAAGACCCATTTGACGGAATTTAGAAACCTCAGCGTCAGCACGAGACATTCCACCGAAATTAGCTTGAGAGCCAGTAGCACCTAAGAAAGGACCGTCTACGTCTGTAGCTTCAGTTGAACCTGTACCAGTCCATTCAGTATCACTTAATGAAGTGAAACCAGAGATGTGGTTTTCAAGAGCTGAAACTAATTCGAATTTCTCAGAACCTGAGAAAGTGAATAGAGCAGAACCTGCTGCTGAATAAGCACCGCTGCTAATTGTACCAACTGCTTTAAGAACTGGAGAACCAGTAGTTAAGTAGTCTTGGATAGAATTAGAAGATGAATCAGTAGCAGAGATTACTTTGAAGATAGGAGTACCATCAACACGAGATCTTCCAACGTATTGGATGATCAAGTCATCAGTTAGAGCTCCATCGATTGCGTAGATAGTACCCGCAGTGATTGATGCGATCAAACCTGTACCAGCAGCACCTGCTAATACCGCGCCAGTAAGCTTCACTAGGAATGGCTCGTATTGTTTGTCAACGTTACCACCTTGGTATACGTAATCTAGGTAAGGTAGGAAACCTACAGGAGAATCCATAGGAACTACACCAACTAGGTCGAAACCAATAGTTTTAGCAGCAACTTGGATAGCTACTGGTAAAAGGCTTGGGAATTTATCACCAGAACCTGATACGTTTGCACCGTAACCTGCTTTAGTAGCACCACCACCAGTGAACGGAGTCATTGAAGAAGTTGGAGCTGAAATAGCGCCCATTGCGCTGATTGAACCTGGCTGTTGTAGGAATAATCCTGGAGCAGCAGCAGCTTCATTGATAGCACCTGCGTTATCGAAGATAGCATGGTTGTGAGCTAAGTCAACTAACCAAGGACGAGCGTTGATGTCTGCGCCATAACCTTCTAAAACTGGAGCCCATGTTTCTTTGATTGAAGCGTCATTCAATCTTTTGAAAATTTTTGTTGCCATTTTGTTTTAAAATGTTTTTTTAGTTTTGTGCTCTTCTTTGGAGCATTTCAATGTAAGAATTAGAGTAGCCTCTTAGACTTTCATTGACTTGTTTTAACGAGACATAACCTTCTTTACCTTGGTTTTCGTTAATTGTTTGATTATTTATATTTGCTTGAGTAGCAATTCTTTCACTAATTCCTCTAAGATTACGTGAATCCCAGAAAGCTTTAACTTGGTATGGAGTGTTCAACGACATGTTGTTAGCTTGTGCTGAAATCCAATTTTTTTCACCGTCTGTCATGCTTTCGTATAGCTCTTTGTATTGAGCCGGCATAAATTTAACGTAGTTAGGAGTGTTTTCAACCTGCTTGTTAAGAACCGCTTCCATAATGTTAACTACTTCGTCTTCTGTGAAGAAGATAGCACCTTTCATAGTCTCAACGATTGCAGTTTTAGACTCTTGATCTAAGTTATAGAAAGCCTGTTTTCTAGATTCGCTTAATAACTTTAGGAATGGATATTTACCTTCCAATACTGCATTTGCTGTATTAGATTTAATATGAGTTAAGATACCGTCAACTGCATTAACTAGATCGTCAACTGATGAATTTTCAGAAACTTCAAATTCAGCGCTTTCGTTTAATTTCTTAACCTCTCCCAATAGAGAACGAGTCTTAGCTGTTGCTCCAGGAATCATTTTTTCATTTAGAGTTTCAACTATATAGTTAGAATACTTGATACCTTTATCTAAGTTTTCTCCTAAATAATTAGAGTATTTGATTGTTGCATCAAGATTCTCAGCTAAGTAGTTAGAGAATTTGATTCCGTTTTCGGCATGTTCTGCAACGTGCTCAGAGTATTGAATACTTAGATCAACGTTCTCAGCTAGGTAGTTTGCGTACTCTACTGTTTTTTCAACGTTTTCTGCAACGTATTCAGCGTAGTTAGCCGTTTCGTTTACTTTTTGTCCTAAGTAATCAGAGTAAGCAATGTTCTTTTGAACCTTTTCTCCTAAGTAATCAGAATAGTCGATTACATTGTTTACTTTTTCTGCAACGTGTTCAGTGTAGTTAACACTTTGATTCATCATTGTTGAAAGGTAGTTAGTGTATTCAACTAGGCTTTCCATTTCGCCAGCTAAGTAGTTTACATACTCAACCATTTTCGAAACTACTGGCGATTCACCAGTTGAAGCGTTTTCAGAGATCTTTTGAAGACCTTTATTGTTTTTAGAGATGCTCTCTTGTAAAGCTGAGAATTTCTTTTTAACCAATTCAGAGTATTGGTTCATCTCGTCTTTTGTTACAAACTCATTAGCCATTTGCTGTGTATTATTTTGTTTAGGTGTTGTTTCAGAATTATTTATTTTATAGATTCTCACAGAATCTTCAAAATTGAAGTTTTCAGAAATATCCATTAATTTGTTGGTAATCGCCGTGGTCTTTAGATTATCTAACGATTCAAAAATTGCTGAGAAACTGCCTTGTAAGCTTTCAGATACTTGAGATAGGGAAGCTTGCGAGAAACCAGGTTCAGCTACTAGATCGTAAGTGAATATCTTGTGTAGTTTAACCTTACCGTTCTGATCAACATTACCTGCTGCTCTAGAAGATACGGAAGTTGTACAGCCAGATTCAACTAGGGTCTTTGCGATCTTTCCGCATGGAGTATCAAGAAGACGCAGTCTAATCTTTACGCTGTTAGAACCTTCATCGTAACTAAGGCCTTCGATTACGTGAGATACGTTAGCTAAGGAAACATCAAATTTTTGTGGGTGATCAAGTTCACCAAAGAGTCTGTGCTCTTCAATCTTCTTGTTTAGGTACTGTAGGTGAGGTAAGTACTCGTTTTTTTCGTATACACGATTGTTTTCGTTTACAACTCCAAAAACGGCAGCAGTGCCTTCAAGAATAACGTCACCGTTAGTTTCCTTGGTTACAGTAACGGCCTCGTTAATTCTTTCAATGATGAACACTGAATTTTCCGGAACGACCGTTTGGTTTAGGTTAGCGATTTTAGTATTACTCAACGTAATTCGACTTTTTTGATTATTTATACGTGCCCCCTTTCGTATAAGGTGAGCAGTACTATCATTATTTATTAAAGTCGAGTAGCAAGTCTTTTAAAATCTGCAGTTTTTCTTCACTAATTTTTGAAAAATCTGGCTTGTTCACAATTATCTTAAATACGTAATTGCCTCTATTACCAAAGGCTGAAACAAGTCCCTGATTGGGTATTCTGACAGTAATGTCATTAAGGGTGTCCCGATTGAATGATTTTATTCGATATTTCTTGCCCAATGGGCTCTCTAATAAGGTCTCTTCGCTGAATAATACATCATGTAAGGACAATTCGATTCTTTGAATAATGTCACTTTGATCAATATCTAGTCCCAACATGTCAATGTTTACTCTAACTATTAGATCACCAGTCACCAACATTTTTCTAGCCCTGCCGAAAAAATCAGTCTCGTTTGTCTCTTGTATGGAACCTCCTCCCCTAACCTTTAACAGAATACAGTATCTGCCGTTTTCGACCGTGATAGGATACCCATTCTCGGCCAAATTGACCGATACTTTTAAGTTCTTCATCTCGGTACTGGTTGAACCTCCAGCGTTTTTGGTTATGGAATACTGAATATCAAAAGAAATTCCTTCCATTACCTCTTTGATGGAAGCCCATTTATCAACAGTATGAGTTAGATTCTTAAAGTCAGAGCGACGTCCACCAAAGGAAAAATCTTGGAAACTATCATAGAAACTATTATGGTGACCTCTTGGGCCACGACTAGCATCATACGTCTTACGCTTGGTTGCATTACCTACAGTTTCGTAGGCTTCGGCAATCTCTTTGAACTTATCCTCAGATTCCTTACTTCCTCCATTTTTATCAGGATGATGTTCGGTCACTAGCTTACGATAAGCCTTTTTGATTTCATCTTGAGAAGCGGTTTCTACAACTCCTAACGTTTCGTAATAATTTTTCAATGATTAAATCTAGTATGCTATTTACAGTATAATACTAAATACCTTCGACAAGTTTAAAAGTGTCAATAAATAAGAAAAAGTAAAATTCTCAAGTGAAGACAGTATTATTTACCTACTATTCAAATCCAGTACAGGACATTTTCCTAGAAAACATTGAATCACTACTTAAAAATAGCGCGTGTGAGTATGATGAAATCTCAATATGTTCTCAAATCGATATTCCGCCAGGCATAATCAAGAGCCTATCCAAATACGGTCAAGTGAATCGATTTTTTCCAGATCATAATTCTCAAAAAACCAAAAGAGCCTCTAGAGTTGATCAGTCTTATCGGATTAACCCATTCATGCTAACTGCTCTTTCTTATCGAAACTGCCGAGTTACCGTATTCGATCCTCAACTATTCATAATAAATGAGCTGCCTACTAATTCCCAATTCGGATTCTTTTATAAAGATCATAAAGGTCTCCTAAGCTCGCAGCTATTTACGATCATTAACTCTGATGCTACTTCAAACCTTTTGCTAAATGGATTAGCTGGTTTAGACTTTACGGATCCATCTATTATTTCTAAATTTGCATTCATTATTTCTAATGGAGTACCATTCAGTTCTTTTGAGATCCATGAGGACTCTTTCATATTTACGGATCCATCCGACTTTGATACTATCAATGTCGATAAATTGATTGCGCTTGACTTTTCAGGATCAGCAACCTCTTCAAACGTTCATAAACAGATGTGGGCAATCAGGTCAGAACACCTTCCGAAAATTTCCACGCTTACTAAACTAAAGAAGGTGGTGAAAGACTCAATTGCATCACAAGTAATCACAATAGCCGCTAAAACAATAGATTCATCAATACTTGGAAATAATAAATCTAATCAAACTATTCTATTCAAGTATACTTCACGAAGTAGACCTGATTTATTTTATCGAGGTCTTGTAAGCATCATTAATAATTGCGTAAGCCCAAATTATCTTGTTTTATGTAGCCTAGACGATAATGATCCAACCTTAGACCAATATTTAGAATATATCAAATCTCTTGAGAATCCTAAAATTTCAGTTGTGTTAGGAAGTAGTAAAAACAAAATAGACGCAATAAATCGTGACCTAAACTATTATGAAAAGTCTTGGGATATTCTAATAAACATGTCTGACGATATGGTGTTTGTTGAAAGAGGCTTTGATAATATTATTCGTAATGCGTTTGATTCAAACCTAGATCAATTCATCCATTTTAATGACGGTAATCAAAGATCTAATTTGTGCTCGATGACGATTGAAGGAAAGGAGTATTACCGTCGTTTTAACTACATCTATCACCCATCATATATTAGTTTATGGTGCGATGTTGAAGCTCAAGAAGTGGCAAAGCTTCTTGGAAAATACAAATACATGGGAGACTCTGTTGTGTTATTTAAACATTTACACCCAGCCTTCGGACTAGCTCAAATGGACTCTCAATATTCGATAACTGAGAGTCAATCTTTATGGAGTGCTGATCATGTTACATTTACAAATCGACAAGCTAATAGATTTGCTGAAATCGATCGAATAGAAATTGGTGAGGCTATAAAAAATCACCCAACTCTTTCAATCCTAATTCTCTCAATTCACTCTCGTAAGACCATGTTTGACTCTCTATTTGCTGAATTTATGGCTCAAGCAGCTGAATTTAATGGAGAGTGTGAAATTCTATATGACATTGACAATGGAGAAAAAACCAAAGGTCTAAAGAGAAACGACTTATTGATGAGGGCAACTGGCAAATATGTCGCATTTTTTGATGACGACGATTGGCCTTCGAATGACTATGTTAAGTCAATACTATTGGCAGTTCAATCAAATCCAGACTGCTGTTCTTTACTTGGCGAGATGACCACTAATGGTATCAATCCTGAGATATTTGAGCACAGTTTATCATATACCGAGTGGAGAACTGCATCAACTGGGAGAGTCAAGTATGAACGTACCCCCAATCACTTGAATGCGATTCGCTCAACTATTGCCAAATCAATAAAGTTTCCTGAGATAAATTATGGAGAAGATCATGAATGGTCAAAATCATTGACCGAAAGCGGTCTTCTTAAAACTGAATCAAAAATACAAAACGTAATTTATTACTATCGTTATCAAACAAAATGATCGATCACATAAATGTCTACTACTGCCTCTCCAACAACGTCGGTGACGCATTATCTCCATATTTAGCTAATAAGATATCCGGTAAATTCCCTTGTTGGACTCAAGCAGATGACCCAATTAATAAAGTAATGATCACCGGTTCAATACTAAATCACCAGACTTGCCAAACTGAAGTTTGGGGAGCCGGTATTGCGTTCAAGAACGACACTATTCCAAAAACTCATAAAATCCTAGCAGTAAGAGGTTTTTTGACTGCTAAGAAATTAAAAAATCGCCAAAAATACAAATTCGGTGGAGTAGTCGGCGACCCGGCTCTATTAATGCCGCATTACTACAAGCCTAATATTGCTAAGACTCATAAGCTTGGGATAATTCCGCACTACATTGACGCCGGCTTAGTTTGTAACAAACTTAATCAAAACTGGATGAGAAAGAATAACTCAAAAGTGATTGATATCTGTTTAGCGCCAGAGCAGTTCATAGACGAGTTACTGTCTTGTGAAACTGTCATTTCCAGCTCATTGCACGGGATAATACTAGCGCACGCTTATGGAATACCAGTAAAATGGGTCAAATTTTCAAATAATATCGGTGGCGATGATTTTAAATTTCATGATCATTACAGCGTTACTACTGAAAAAAATATACAATTCCTAGATTTTAGAGAAAGCATAGATCATACTCTACTCGCTAAATTTATTTCTAGCAAGCCTAGCCCAACTGGGTTAAAAATAGACCCTCTTAAATTATTAGAGGTGTGCCCTTTTAAAAAATAACGAACTCTGTACATTTAAAATATGAAACTTGTAAGTTTTTACTGCGATATCGATAATAGTAATTTTTATAAAAATAGTGCTATTAGATTGAAGAAACAATGTGATGACCTTTATATTCCAAATTTAATATTAGAAGAAAATTTTGGAAATGAGTGGATTGATAATGTGAGAGCAAAACCTGAGTTCCTTTTAAGAATGATGAATTTATTAAATGAGGATTTTTTGTGGTTAGATGTTGATTGTAACATTCATAAAAAAATTGACTTTGAATTAGATGTCGATTGGATGAGTGACGTTAAAGTTGATGATAGTCCACATGATTATGTTCATTTTATTAAGAATACTCAATCTAATAAAGACTTTATTATTAAATGGATGAATGAGATTAATGAACAAAAAAGAGGATCTCATACAGCATTCATAAGAATCTATAAAGAGCTAAATTTTAGTAAAATTCCTGGTAATTACGTTTCTATTGGACTATCTAATATCGAGTCCAAAGCAAATTATTTTGATAATAATGTCATATAGGCCATTTAAAAATAAAACGATTGATCTTAGTAGTGGCCACTAATTAAATTAGATCATTCAAATATAAATAATTTAAAGTTTACAAAATGTACAGTCAAAACAACGAAGAGAAAATAATTTTAGAATACTTCAATAACAAAATTGATGGAAAATTCCTTGATATTGGAGCGTACGACCCATTTAAGTTTAGTAACACTAGAGCATTGGTCGAATTGGGATGGTCTGGAGTATATGTGGAGCCAGATCCAATATGCATGCAGAATTTTAGAAAGCAATACGCAACTAATTCGTCAATAATTCTTGTAGAAAAGGCAGTAACTGACCTAACTGGAAGAGCTACACTATTTTCATCAGGTGGGGATGCAGTTAGTTCATTAGACGAATCCCATAAGATTAAATGGGAAGCCGGCTCAAATGTTAAGTTCTCGCCAGTCGAAGTTGAAACCATTTCATTAAGCTCGCTACTAGCAGATCATTTAGAAAATGTTGATTTTTTAACGATTGACGTCGAATCCACAAATTTATTTCTATTTGACCGATTGACTGACGTAGTATTCGAATCTGTAAAACTTATATGCATTGAACACGATGGGCATTCAGATCACATTAAAAATAGATGCAATAATTTCGGTTTCAAACAGTTGCTACTGAATGGTGAAAATATAATTTTAGGAAAATAAAATTAAATGAAGCTTGCGGTAGGTTACGTAGTTTTCGATGGGCTTGAAACACTAGAAGCCTCAATCCGATCGGTCAGAGACTGTGTTGATATTGTTATTGTGTCTTATCAGACGGTGTCATGGGGAAATACTCAATGCTCTCCATTGCTTTTACCAACACTAGAGAGGCTCAAGGAGAAAGGCCTAATTGATGTAATAATGGAATTCACAAAATTCGTTCCATCATCCCTGACTAAACCGGATGATGTGATCCGAGCTAAAAAATATGAATGTGATAAGCGACAAACTTGTTTAGAAAAAGCTCTTGAACTTGGAGCGACTCATTATACTTCAATGGATGCGGATGAGTTCTACATAAAGGAACAATTCGAAGAGGCAAAACGCCAAATCGTAAATGACAAGTTGCAGGCAACAGCCGTTCGCTACATAAATTACTTGACTCCAACTCTACATCAAGGCTATTCCAGATTCAAAGTGCCGTTCATTTATGAAATTGGACCAAATAGTCGACATCATTCCGTACAGTTCATGTTTTCGGATATTGATCCAACTCGTGGACTTACTGATGATTCATACACCAGATCTAGAGTCTTCGAGAGAGACCTAGTAACGATGCACCACATGGAAATGGTTAGGGAAGACCTGCTTGGAAAGTACCAAGCCTCAAGTAGATATTTTAGAAAAAGAGAGGATCTTCCAACCTTGGCTGAAGATATTACGCATGCCAAGAAAACCAAGGAACT